AATTGATGAGAACAAAATTTTATGAAATCCATAATAAAAATCTGTTATATCTAATGAATATTTTGGATTGCGTAAAATTTGTGGATGATTACAAATATTCCCCAATAATTCCCAAATTTGATTTTGCGGTGACAATCTTTTGAAAATTTGTATTTTGTTCAAATTAGCCATCTATGAAATTCTCCTTGCCCATGTCAATCAATTTTGACTTTTTAAATTTGTTTTGCGTATCAACATCTAATTGTGAAACATCATTAATTTTGATTGCTACTAAATCATAACCTTTTGATTGTTGATGCTGACGTTTTAGTGCTTTATCATCACGAACATCTTCAACAACATAAGGCACAAAAGCAATTCCATATTTTGTATCAAACGAAAATTTATGAACATGAGCATTATAATTAAGGCAATCTAAAATATCATTAATTGTCATATTCATTTTCAAAAATTTCTTAATTTGATTGAACATCATTGGTGTTGGATACGCAATCTTATAATATGTTCTAATTGCTGTATACAAATGTTTACGTTCTTCTAAATCCTTCATAACTTGATGTAAGCAATTCTCACAATAATTTTTGCCATCATATTTTGTTAATTGATTTCGTGGCCATTTACGATTATTCTCAACGCAATCTTTACCATAACATTTTAATAATTGCAATCTTTTCATCTCCATGTATTAATTATATATCAAAGATTAGCTCTTGAACATATTAATTAGGTAATCTAATCCTAAAATAGCTGCCATTGTCAATGCACAAACGCCATAAAAGTTTAAATTAATATGAAATGTGTATAATAATCCTTGTGTCAACAGCACAGCGAAAACAAAAATTCCAATACCAATCATAATTGCCGTAAACATAATTGTCAATAGCGCATTAAAAAATTTTTTCATAATGATTTTATCTCCTATATATTAATTTTTATGTATAGCAAACAAAAGTTTGCTATTAATTCATCACTTAAAAGTCTTGACTTTATTTTCAAGTGCTTCAACAACTGCTTCAAGAACTTCCTTTTGAGATTCTTTCAAATCAGTTACACGACTACCCTTACCAACGAATGATTCGCTAATTTGTAGTAATTCTGGAATTTTATCAGCTTTCTTAAATTCTAATGCTACATCTTGAAGACGTTTTTGTAAATCCTTAAATGGAACTTCTTTTTCAGAAATATCTGCATCTGCTTGACGTTCATCAGTATAATCATCTTTGTTATCAGATTCTTTTGAAATTGCTTCATGAACAGCTTTTTGATATGCGTCAACTGATAATGGAATTGTTGCTTCAATATGTTTAAATGTTGAACCTGCAATCCACTGAAGTGATGGACGCAAATGAATAACTCGTGTTGTCTTACCTTGGTCATCAATTGTATTATTTAAAAATAAGATATTATCAACCATATTGTTAATAGGTGCAAATTCCTTATCTCGCATATCTGGAGCATATCGACTAAATTCCAAATACGTTTTTCCATCCTTCTTATTTTTGACTTCAGTATATTCAGTTGGAATTTCTTTCCCACTTGAAACAATTTCGGACTTTGGAATATGAACAATTCCTTGAACACTGTGTGATACGAAGTTTGGTACATAACCTTCTTTTTCAATCTTCTTAAGGTTATCAAACCATAAACTCTTCATAGTTGACCAATCTTTGCCAAATAAATCATTTCGTTCGCCAACTTGTGTTTCATCAAAAAGTTGTGCAACATACCTTTCCAACATTCGATGTAAATTTTCAACTGTATCAACTGAAACAATTTGAAATTGCTTTTTAAACTTTGGTTGACGTAATTGCGACATTACTTGTGTAAATTCTGTAAAATTCTTAACATAAATAACGAATGCACCTGATAATGTCTTAAAACGTTTTTCAGTCATAACATGTAAGACTTTTCCTGGTGCCATCTGTTCAACAAAAGTTGTTTTACCAATCTTTGGTGGACCATATACAAATGAAGAATATGAGTTAGCATCTGTTGAAATCTTAACTGGTTGTAATTTATTCAAATCAATCATTAAAAAATTCCTCCTAATTTTTTATCAAAGCTAATTAGCTTATATATACATTATATAATAAAGAAGCTGTAATGTACACAGCTTCTAAGATTATTTTTCATTAATTTCTTCCTTTTTTAATTCATCAATCTCATATCCAAGTGCCGCAATTTGTTCAGCCATTAAGCCAATTTGAGATTTCAATCTCATAATAATTCCATTAGATTTTGAAGTTAAACCAACATAAGAACTTTTTAGCATATCGTTTTCTTTTTTTAATTGGTCATAATCTTCATTTGATTTTTCAGTCATTGTCTTCATCCTGCTTTCTAAATTATATATAAACGTTACTAATTATTAGATTTTAGTAACTACAATTTAATCATCACCGTCAACATCAGTATTCCGACTTGGAAATTAATTCCTCGCCACATGGACTGACTGTTGTGACATTTCATCTGGGTGAAGCCCACCCAGTCTGAACTATAGCTTTACGCTACATAATTCTTAATATTTTCTACTGCATTCTCGTCTCGGTCTAAGATAGCACCACAATTATAACAGTAATATTTTTGATGGTTATGATGAATACTATCTCCAGACAAAGTTTGCTTACCTCCGTAGCTCTCTTTAGTTTTACAATATCCGCAAACACTACATATTTAAGTAGAAGGATAGAATCTATCTACTAAAACTAGTTTACGATTATTCCATTCGCACTTATGCGTCAAAATATCCCTTAATTTACCAAATAGAGAACGGTGTAAATTCTTTCCCATCTTTTTACTCATTATCATTCCATTAATATCTAAGTCCTCAATATGAATTTCAGAATAAATAGATATAATATGATGTGTAAATTGATTTAGAATATTCTTTTGTAAATTAGTAACTTTTTGGTAATCACGTCTAAGCTTGGTTTTCACTTTCATATACCTTTTAGTTTTAAAATTACGAGGATTTTCTAATCGTTTTCGAGTTAACATTCGTTGATAATGGGTAATTCTTTGATAATATCGTTCCAACTTTTTAGGATAAATATTTATTTGTTGACCATTATTATAATTAAAATGTCTAACATTAACATCTATTCCAACAGTTTCACTGGTCTTAGGTGGTGATATTTCATTATAAGTTGTATCAAATACTAAACTGGCATAATATCCATCTGCTTTTTTAGTAATGGTGCATAACTTCAATTTCCCCTTAAACCGAGGAGGCTCTCGCAGTTTAATCCCATACCAAACTGACTTACTAATTCCTCGGGGTTTGTCTAATACTAACTTCCCACTAGCAAAACGAACTTCATCAGTGGAAAATGTTGGTTTATAATTTTTTTTTGATTTAAACTTTGGTTTTCTGTGATTAGGCATGTTTGGATTCCAAAAATTCTTCCAGGCTTTCTCTAAACTACCCACGGTTTGCTGAAGAACTCTCGTTGAACGAGAATATTGCCAATCTTGCTTATTTCTAACTAATTCATTTCGAACTTTTCTACCATTAGGTCTTAAAGTTCTATCATCCAAAATACTTGATTCATCATACATATCATTCCAAGTAGCTAAAGCTTGATTCCAACAATATCTTCGATAATTGAATAAATCTTCGATTACCCTAGTCATATGGGCATTAGGCTCAATTTTAACTTGGTGAGTTTTTATCATTTTTATCCGCCTTCTTTTTATCCTCATTTACCATGGTGCACAATCCATTATGAACGTCGTAATCCGAGATAATTGAGCATATAAGAAAATGTTGGTGATAGCTGCTCGTTGTTTAATGGTTAGATGGCCACTTTTTAAACAATTCACCGCAATATCATAAGCCGGAAATTTTTCAACCACTTCATTTAGTTCATTGCGGTTACTTGCATCAATAATTTCTCTTAAAAAATTATAGTTGTTTAATTGCATCAAATCAAGATATGAGAGACAAGCATCCCCACCATATTCTGATTCATCCAAACTAGATGTCTCTTCCCAAAAGGCTTTACCTTTCGCAGTTAATTTCTCTAAATCATTCAACGTCTTCATCCTCATTATTTAAAATCATATCTAGAAAGTCTTGATTTCCATACTTATAAGCAAACATCTTTTTCTCGAGGTATTTATAAACATTTAAAGCAACTTCAGGCGAAAACATATATGACATTGCACTTAAAAGATAATCATAATTAATCCAAAAATCATTGTCTTTATTATCTTCATCCAAAATAATAGATGAATCAATCAATTGCTCAATAATTTCATCTTCTTCTTCAGTTTTACCATCTTCAAATGTAAACAAATGTTTAAATCCATCATAGACTTTTTCAACATCTTTTTGTAAATCAAAATGCAAATTCCATTTTTTACAAATTTCTTTAAGTGAGAAATAGAAAAAATATTGATTTCCATATTCAACTAATTGCATTGGGATGTTATCGTTATTTTGATTTACTTCATGCACGTTTATCTCCATGTTCTTTAATCCTGCTTTCATTAATGAATTTTGCTTGCTCTTCTTTTGCATTTACATCCTTTACATGTTTCATTTGTTTTTCTAAATCGTCAAACGATACGACAAATTGTTCCGCCATTAACGTAGGTTGGTCATCAGGTAAACGATAACCACTAATTGATAATGTACTAAAATGTTTGTTATCAGTATCTGTCAAATAATTTAAATTCAATTGTTCAATAAACAAACTGTTGAGCTTGTTCCCAATGATTTTTTCACCTTTGAAATAAACTTGTGGTTCACTATCTTTCTTTGGTAAGACGATTTTAAAGTATTCTTCGCTATTCTTATGCTTCATGCCTATTCTCCTTTTTTAATATGTACGCAAAGAAATTAATCTTTGCTTTGTTTGTCTAAATTTGTGACATAAATGATTGAAATTCATCTGACTCTTCTGAGGCACTATCTGAACTTTCTTTTGATGCATCATTAGTTGGAGTTGAAGCCTTTTGCTTTTGTTCTTCCTTACTATCGTCTTTTCCAAACATTGTATCTAAAGCATCCTTTGTATCATTTTTTACTTCCGTATTTGATTTCTTTGATTCAAACCCGGTATTGTTTTCAAAACCATCATCTGCATTTTCTTTTGCTTGGTTAATCATTTCATGGAATTGCTTAATAAGATTTGAACCTTCGTCTGGTGTTAGTGCCTTATCATCTTCAAATGGTAAATGTCCACCAGTTACTTCTTTA